GTATGGCTAGAAGCACCAATAGTCGTACCATCAATAGCACCACCGTTGATATCAACAGATGCTAGAGTAGCTAGACCAGAAGTAGATGCAGTCGTAAATGCTGCAGTAGACGGTGTTGAAGAACCGATTGCAGCATTATCAATTGTACCGCCATTAATATCGGCTGTGGCTGCAGTCAGGCTAGTATTAGCATTCAGTGTAGTAAATGTACCTGCAGCGGGGTTAGTACCACCGACAACAGTATTATCTACGGCACCAGAGTTAACATCAATAGATGTAATCGCAGTAGTACCAGACGCTGTTAGGTTTGCGACAGTCGTATCGCCTGTAACACCAAGAGTACCAGTAAGAGTACTATTCCCTGTAACTGATAGATTAGAACCAAGAGTAGCTGCACCTGTGACGTTAAGTGTACCGCCAAGAGAGGTGTTGCCAGAAGCACTAATGCCACCAGATAGGTAAATGTCTTGGAAGCGTACTGTAGGTGTACCTAGATCAATCTGATCATGGGCAATAGGCTCAATCTTATTAGATGTTACAACTTGTACCAGTTCACGCCAAACGGCTGCGTTAGACGTATTGCCTACACAGATAAAGATACGACCAGTAGTGGTGTTTTCCCACATAGAACCTGGGGCATAACCATCCCCCGCATCGTCTGTAGTTGCAGGGTTAGTTGTGGCAGCAAAGTTATTCTTGCCGCCAATACCACCATGTACGGCAGGAAGATAGCCGCTTACAGATGTTGTAAGATCAATCTTAGGTGCGTTGCCTGTGGACCCGTCGTGTGAGTGTCCTGTAGTACTATTAAACGCAGAGGCGATCTGGTTGAATTCAGCATTAATCGGTGGAGCCGTAATGTCTGCACCGTTAATAATATCGGCAACGGATTGTCTTGTATAACCTGCCATTTGTTACCTTCTCCCTGCAGCGGAATATTCGAATACGATGCCTTGAATAGAAAACGGTTCAGACTGTCCCACGGTCACGAATGTAGCCCGTACTGAGAAACCAGAACCTTGAACATCGGATGTCATGATTGGTTTGGATGAACCCCCGTACAGTACGTTTGCACCTGCGTAGGAGATAGAACGGCCTGCATAAACTGTTGGGCCACCCTGACTTTCTTGAGTGTATGTTGATGGACGGGCGGTGTTGTAGTCGCCCCAATCGTAAGCAAGCGAAAGGTTCATTTCCATCGGGCCTTCCGCACGTACAAAGGTATTTACCTTACGGATGTACTTACGTTGTTCTGTCTCACCAAAATCTAAGTATGGTGTAGAATAAATAGAAACGATGTCTGTATCGTTAAAGCTAGTACCACGTTCTTGTCTGTAGACCTTACCGTCGTAGTCACCGTGTAGAACAAACTCTTCTGTGCCGATGTATTCTGATGATGCACAAGAAGCACGGATACCTACAAGTTCACCAAACTCCCAACCGATAGAACCTTGCGAGTCTGTTAGACCACCGATGATACCAAAGCTATCTGTAGCATTTACGTCGTCGTCACCAATAAAGTATCTAATCTGAGATTTAGAACGAATAACAACACCGTTAAGAGTGTCCATATCAAAGTTCTTAATCGTATCAATTAGTGTAGCCTGAATAGGTTTTGAGACTGTTTCTAGTTCAACGTCACCAATACGACTTGTACCCGCAACAGGACGGAAACCGTCTGGTGATAGGAACATCAAGTCGCCGCCAATCTCTAGTACACTATCACGGGCAACACAGCCCACGTTGGCTGTAACCTGATCCAGAACAAAACCATTGGTTAGGTCTGCCGTAATCTTCTTAATAGCGTTGTTACCAAAGACAAAAAGATTATCACGGAACGGTTTAATCTGAACAACGTCGAAGCCGATGGCTACCTGCCCTGCCCCGTTAGCATTCATAAAGTCATATGGATCACGGGGGGCTGAATGCGCTACTGTCGCTAACGCTGTTCTATCACCTGATAAAAATAAATGGTTCTCAAATACGTCTACAACAGAAGGTGCGTTAAGACATTGATCGCCGCCGCCTGTGTTGGTTGTGTGACCGCTATCTGTAGGAGATGTACCTGTACCAGAAGATGTTAATTCTTCCCAGTGCGTACCATCATACACGATAGCAGGGTTAACACCGTCTACAAAACAAATCTTGTTACCATCACCAAAGTTAAAAGTTACAAAGCGTAGCTTGTCTACTGTACGAACACCGTCTGTTGTGTCCCGTGTGATTGAGTGGTCTAGGGTAAATGGCCTCCACCCAATCAACGCAGTGTGGTAATAAAAGCTGTAGGTATTTGCACCTACGTCCTTACGGGCGGCAATGATCTGGGTAGTACTTGTGCTATCGTTCTTGAAAATAGCAACGCAAAGAACTTTACCTTCTGCAGAGCCTGCATTGTTAACATCGTCTACTTCGCCATAATCACCGTCATATAATTCGAAACCCTCAATACGACGATAACCGCCATATAAAGACGGTTCATAGTTTACCAGACGGGTTGCAGCACCTGCCGCATTATCTGATAAGTCTAAGTGGTTTTCGTTAGAGTTAAGACCACCACCACAGATGACCTTAAAACTCTCAATACGGTCTGGCATTAGAACTTAATCCTTGTATCCCGCACGTAGTCATAGCTGTTAATGTACAAGGTCTGCAGGTTCTTGATCCCTCTTTCGAAAGCTAAGAACGCTACCTGTGCGCTTTCCACGTTATCTTTGAACATGTAGAGGTGGTACAAAGCACCATCGATAATAACAGTATCGAAGCTTTCTGGAATTCTTGTGACATCATTATATGCAGTGATGTCTGAATAGTTCTGGTAATAACGGAAGCGTACACGATACGCTGCATTAGGAGATGGGCTTACACCAAATCCGTTACCATGTGATGGGAATACAAAGTCAGGGACACCACGTCCCGCTGTACCTGCCGTATAGTCATCGTCACGATGGTTCTTATACCACTCGTCACGGTCAATGGCTTTTAGTGTTTTAAAACCAACATTAAGACTATCGTCTTCGATAATCTGAAATGTATTCCAATCAGAAACTTTAAAGTAATCAGGCCAAGTATACTCTTCTTGTCCCTGTACTAATGTCTGCGTGTGTTCTGCAGCATTAAAGGGCCATTCGTATTCGGCTTGGTTGATCTGTGCCACAGATGCTTTTACCGCATCTTTGACTAGGGCTTGTACACCACGCACGTTTGCAAAGTCGTCTTGTGCGATCTCAACCTCGTTAAGACGACGCAAAACTTTATTGCAAAGATCGATATAGGTTGATGGCATTGGGAACCCCTAAATAGAGTGAAGGGGCAAGCCGAAGCCTGCCCCCGTAGGCAATTAAGCCAAGTTGTAGTTCGCTGTGATAAGGCCTTCTGGGCGCAAGATTTTGCGACCATAAAGTTGCATACCACGAACGATGTCTGCGAATGTGTCTGGTGAACGGAAAGATTCAGTCTTTGCGATCTGATCCGCTACCGCTACCGCACTGTCGTGTCCCGCTACGATAACACCGTAGTTTGCTTCAGAACCTGCAGATGCAGATGTACCTGCGCCTGTACCTTCGTATGGAAGGTTGTTTGAAGTGTAGACACGGAAGCCACGGATGGTGCCTGGAAGGCGACCATTGCGTACTTCACCTTCTCCACCGTAGTCACCGTTAACCAATTTTGCGTCTTCATCCATTAGGATTTCTTTGAAAACAGGGTCAACAACAACCCAACGACCATCTGTATCGACGTTAGCTGCGTCTAGCAAACGTGCCATACGGTTTAGGACTGCTAGAGGGGAAGTGATCGCACCTGCGCCACCGCCTGCAGCAACTGGGATAGAAGTTACTTCTGCTTCAACACCAAGATCGCTGCCACCAAATGAGGTGATATTGAGTTTGTGTGCCGCAAGTAATTCGTCGTTGCCTGCAGTTGAGTCAGCTTTTGTACCACCTGTATCTAGTGCAGTACGACGACCCCATGCAGAACCATCCCAATCCCAACCTGACATATAGCCAAGAACTTCACGGTCAAAAGTATCACGCAGTTTAAAGCCTGCACGATCTGTTGCCAAATCGATGAAGTTCACATGTGAGTGCGCTTCTTCGATGTCATCCATTGCAAACTGGAAGTAGTTCGCTTCAGTGATGACCATAGTGAAATCGGCATCTGTCAAATCTTGTGTAGCCAATGTAGTACCACGGCTATACGAATTGATAGTGATGTCGGGTTCTTTGATGATCTTAACACTATCTCCCATGTTGGCGATTTCGCCGCTATAGTCAGTGTTTGTGACATCTTCTACAACAGAAGAGTTACGGAAAGCTTTTTGAACTTTCTTAGAGTAGATTACTGGCGAGAAATTGCCATTGGGCAAGTTGCCATAACCTGATGCTACTGGAAATGCCATTTTGTGTCTCCTTTGTGAAATGGCTAGAAGCTTGCGCTTCGGACAGAACACAGAAGAGGACAGTTGAGTGGCAGTACTAATGTGAGGGTGCGCCATGTGTTGCAGCACATAACGGGCCTCACCGTACTGGTGGACTTATTGTCGTATTTCTTCTGAAAAAAGGGGATAGGGGTAGTCTTAATTGAGGCCCTATTCCTGTTTAGAGATTGAAGAAACAACCTCATCATAATCTTTACTTAAAGACTAAGAAGAATCTGTTACTACAATCATTATAACATTTTTATAGCCAACAGTAAATGGTCTTTATTATCTACTGTTGGCTTTTTTCTTTACCGTGCTGCGCCTGATACGTCGTAGACGAAAGCACCTGTTCGCATTGCTTCCAAGATAGCGTCTTCATTCTTCTCGTAATCACGATCAGACATCGCTGCTACTTGGCTTTCAGAGAAACGTGCTTTGCCACCTTGTGGGCTAGGTGACGTGCTAGATGTACGTCCTACTGCTTGTGCTGCAGACTTAGGGTTAGCAGAGGTCTTACGCTTACCTGTATCTGCTTTGTACAAATCAATTGCACGGGATGCAGCTTGAGCATCTGTATTGTTTTTATACAGTGCGTCCTGAATATACATTGGCTGTAAGGCTACCCATTCATGAAAGGCGGGGTCTTGCCGTATCTGCCCAAAATCAGGATGTAGCTTCATAAGCTGTTGTTCAGCTTCACGACGGGTCAGACTTGTCTCAATTTGCTCAAGACGCTTCTCACCATTCTTCAGATGTTCAGCAACTTCGTTTGCACGTTTACGAGCAATTGTGTCTACGATCTTTGCAACGTCTGGATACTTCTTCGACCATTGCTCAATCTCTTCGTCCGTCTTAGGAAACTTAATTTGTCCCCTAGCAGCCGTATCAAGCTGATTTTTAATATTCTCAATCTCTTGATCTTTTTGATGCATTAGCTGTTGCATATGGCGACGTAGGTCACCGTAACGCTTCTTAAACGAAGCTTCTTCTGCATCTTGGGGTTCAGCTTCTACTTGTTGTGTTTTTTCCAGTTCTTGACTGTAAGACAGACTATCGTCTGCCTCTTCTGCACGTTTATATCTTGCCATGATTTTTCCTTGGGGGCCGAATACGGGTAGCCCAATAAGTTTACGAGATGAACGCTACCTTTTTAGGTTTCATCATCCCATACAGCGAAGTCTTCGTGCCGTATTCACTTTCCTGATATTCTTCAGTTTCATTGACTTCGGGTTCTTCTTCAGTCACCTCTACAGATGCTACCTCGACCTCATTGCCTTCTGGGGTTTCGGTAACTTCTTCAGCCTCTTCCACCTCTTCCTCTACGCTTCCTTCTTCGTCCACGTATTGGATCAGACCTTGAGCATACATGCCCATAAGGCCCATCTTTGCTTCAGCTTCCATATCCATGATATGTCTCAAGCCGTGCCACTTAACGACATCTGCAGGCAGAACGTATTCACCTTCAGAAATCATAATCTCAATATCGTCACGCACATTCTCTGCGCTTGATCCGATAGGTATTTCGTTACCTGATACAGGATCAGTCATAAGACCTTCGTCGCAACCACAAGGCATACCACCGTGGTACATGCCGATCTTCTCTTCAGCTTCTGGATCGTTATCCAT